CTTTTAGATCTTGTATATTTGTTTTTGCCTTTCTGTCGGAGGGGCAGGGGGCACAAATTGTAGATCCATTATATTCCCAGTATCCTTTTAAATCTCCTAATGGGGAATGATAACTAATATCAAATGCGGCACTATCATAGTATGGTTGAGCATCATTATGCCCACCAACAAAAATTCCTGCCCCAACACCAGTATATGCCCCTACTTGATTCCAGGCACCAACTCCATTATAAAGACCAATCTGATTGGTATTGCCAACCATGTTTGCAATTCCAAGATTCTGAACTGAAAATGGAGCAGTTGGATCTAAACTGGGCCAAATTTCGACAGTTGCAGTCGGAGGGGAAAGTACCACACCGGCTTGAATGGATTCAGTTTCAATAGTATTAATGTATGGCATTAGAAGTACTCTGGCAATATGGTAGAAAATACTTTTTGTATTACATCAGACACTGATGTTGGAATTAATTTTTGCTTTGGTTCAGTTATGACTACACCACCATTCCCCTTAATATTTAAAAGACCTTTTGATGCAATAAGCATTTTATTTTTTGCTGCAATTGCCACATTACAACCCTCAAGTTTAAGTGTATCGGCAGCATCTAAGTCTATATGATGTGCGGATCTAAATGTAATTCCTGCCTCATCTGCTCCAGTTGCTTCTATGACTATACTTCTTGCACGAATTGTTAATTCTCCACCTCCAGCATCAATATGAAGACCCTTTCCATTACTATAGATTCCCAGTCCATCCTTAGAATTGCTGATAATATTATCTTTTAATCTTGAAGATGGATTACTTCTTATATCAAACCCACCATCCCCAAACAATCGAATACAACCAAGTGATTGAGATGCGATTTCAACTTGTCTTGGTCTTTTTGAGTCTGGATCCTTTCCAATAATTAGTGTTCCATCTTGAGGATCATTGAACACATACCCCGTTGGTTGAGGATTAGGTTTTTTAATAGTCATTTCTTATCGGAACAATAAACAACGGTCTTCACTTTAGTTTGATCAGTTTGTATAATTTCGGGAGGAGTAGTATTGAATCCCAAAACTGGTTTTAATATTGCCCCCGATCCAGTATCACTATTTATTGTCAACTCGGGGTATATGTTAATTGAAGTTCCTGGATTTGTAATTTTAGTCCCAATAATTCTTCCATTGGCATCAAGTTCCAAATCAATTTCAACATCACTTCCATTGCAAGAGAGATTAACTGCCTTATCTCCCTCAGAATAGTTTAATCCAGTGCTTTCAATAATAATATCACTAATGTAAGGATATACAATAGAACCAGAAGATTCTGCTGGTGAAATTGAACAGGCAACTTCATTTAATGTTTCATCATCAACATCTTCATTTACATTTGAAGTATCTGGTCCCAAGTAACCAGAACCAGTATTGATCATAACAGTCTGCCAAACACGACCATCTTTAATCTTAACGTAACCTACAGCACCTGTTCCGTTTTCACATGAATCGTCAAATGATACAAATGGTTCTGAAGTGTATCCTTCTCCTGGATTTGTAATATTAACTCCCATGATTTGTCCAAAGGCATCAACAACTGCATTTCCAGATGCACCTGAACCACCCCCACCAAATATTTTAACTTCAGGCATTCCACAGTTTAAGTTATAGTCGCAAGTTCCTCCAAAGTACTGTGAGATTTCATCTGGCAATCCATCACCACCAGAAATTCCACCTAAGAATCCCTCTGCTTGCTTCTTACCGTCATCAAGAAGATTTCTTAATCCTTGCGATGGGGAATAATTAATAATATTTTGAAACTTAATATCACCATCTTTTGGAACAAACCCTTTATTCATTTCGTAGTCAAAAACTTGCTTGCATGGGGACTCTTCGCACTGAAGGAAACTTGCTACAGTTTTTGCAATGTTAATTGCCTTATCCACATATGACATTACTGTCCCAATTCCTCCACCCAAAAGGGATTGGACCTGATCAAGTGCAGGTCCAATTGCATCAGTAATTTCATTTACTGCAGATTGTAGGATGCTGCCAGTAAAAGTTTCGACCAAACAAATTGGAATACTTGAAACTTTTCCAATCATTCCGAAAAGAAAATCAAAAACAAATTTTTTAATTTTTTTCAGGATGTTTAAGAAAAGGCACCAAATACCATCTGCAATTTCTCCTGCTGCTGCTTTTTTCAAAAACTCCAACTCTTTTGGAAGTTCTATTCCTTCCAAATAGTCTTTAAGTAAATTATAAATCCCTGCAATTATTTCATCTCGAATATACTTAACCAACCATATTAAAGCATCTGAGATTACCGTAGCAATTTCATCTATTTCCTCATCAATATTAACAACCTTATTTAAAACTGGTTGGACGTAAGTATCATTAATATATTTAACTTCGTTCATCAACTGAATGAATTTGATTAGTCCTCTATTAATTTGAGATACTACATCCTTTCCTTCTCTGCAGTGTCCAGGTATTCCAATGACTGGATTTTTGTTTAGCACATCTCTTGCTACAGTCTTTTCTTTATTATGATCTCCATCAGGTTTTGGTATTCCGGGTCTACCTTGAGATGATTCACCATTCTTTACGGTTTTGTTATATGGACTTACTATTGCTCCTGATTTTTGTTGAAATAATTTAAAATTTTGTGTTCCTTGAGTGAAAGTATTTAAATAATCAATGTTTGCTCCATTGTATAATGCCCCAATAATAACTGGTTGCTGTGCATCCTCACCATCAGCAAAGAAACCAATTACAACTTCCCCACCACGAGTATTCATACTGATGCCAGCACCACCAGCACCAGATCCCATGTTAGTAGGAACTAATACATGTGCCCAGGGAAGATCAGCATCTTTCATGGTATCCCCAGGATGATGTCCAATGATTCTTACTTGAACTCGATAACCATACTCCAAGTCGGCACGATCTGGTTGAGTGTTTGCAGTAACTCCGATGAACCATTTAAATCCATCTCTTCCTGCAAAATTAGGATTAATTAATGATTGTTCTAACATGGAATTATGGTTCTCCGTATGAGTCTCTTACTAATGTCAATCCAGTATACCCTTGATTTTGTGAAAAGTCGTGTGCCAATTCTTTAATTAAGTATAAACCTGATTTTTGGTCATCCTTTTCCTTTTGCTGCTTTGTTATCTTTCCTATATTTAATCGAATTACATCACCAACTGCAAGATTTAAATTTAATGGAACCGTTACACTTAATGATTGACTGAATGCAAGATTATATCTAGCAACTGATTGAGATTGATATTTAATTCTATCGTCAGTTTTGGATTTAGGATCAACAGTTCCGGGTGATTTCACCACACCATCAATAAACTTAACCATCAATCTTGATGGTGAATCTTCTAATCCTTCTGGAATTTTTGGTGAATTTTTATCCTTAGATGCGTGCTTCATAATTCCATAACTTTCACTAAGTTTATACTTATACACATCAAACTTTTTAGTATTTAAATCAAAGAAATAGTTCGTACTAGAATACATTCCAAGGATTAAATTGTCCAGTATATTTACATTTTTATTAAATGTTGGAACTGTTAATATTTTAAAGTTAGTAGCATTACTTGCATAATCTTGAGCATTTTCACTATAAAAATAATTTACATAGGTTTTAGAATCTGCAGAAGATGGTATTAATGCAGACATTAAAGTGTCAACACTTCTAAAGTGATACCCATCCTTATTTTCATAGAATAGATACCCAGCAGTTCCTGCCTCAGGAGAAGATTTCCCAATAGGAGGTATTGATTTTGGACACAACCAACTCAGTACATTAAATGGTTTTTTAGAATTACCATAGAACGCATAACTATTTTGAGTCGGTTCAATATTTTCTGGTTTATACTTATTTGTCTTTAACACATCCTTTAAAATCTGTTGTACAGAATCACTGATTTTTTGTTCTTTTCCCTGATTCTCTGGATAACGATTGAAAACCCTTGTAGTTTCATTCTTATACATCTCCACCGGAGCAAGATCAATGAAGAACATTTCTCTTGTAGATTGAGAAGTTGAACCATAGACCTTGTAAATATAATATTGATTTTTGGATTCTGTAAATTCTAATCTTTGTCCAGTTGCTTCCTGAGAAATAATTAATCTAACTCGTTCTCCTCCTCGAACAGGAAGTGATGAGATGAGTCCATCAGTATTCACAATCTGCATTGAGACAAATACTATAGGAGAAAACAAATCCTCATAATATTTTATTGATGCTACGCAAGATGTAGCATCAATAGATTTTGTTCCGTCTAATGATTCTATAATAAATTCTTGTATTTGGTAATTAAAATATGATGCCATTTAACAACTACTGTGAATTTCTGCCAATCTTATTCTATTTAACGGATCACCTTCACCATCTCCAATAGGAATAAATTTAGTTCCTGCTGATTGTATGGGTTGTGGTGACGGAGATGATTGTGGCATATAAACAACAGCAATTGTGCTGGATGGTGATTCATAAGAAGCATACGTCTCAATTTGTCTCATTGGTGATGGAACTGCAGACAGATTCAAATCCAGTGCTTCATCATATTCTGTTTGTGGTATTGATATTCCGTCCTTAAAGTATTGACCACCCTCCCTTATAGTGTAAGTTGAACTTCCGACTTTTGTGGAACTAAGCACCCGTCCAAGATTTGTTTGAGGTGGTTGGGCAGAAGGTGATTGTGGAATTGATCTTTTCTTATGTTCTTCTTCCGCACGTTGTCTAGTTAATGGGGATGGTATTTTTTGAGATGATGATATATCCGTATTGGGGTTTATATGCCTACCATTTTTCCAAACCTCAAAGTGTAAATGAGTATCATATGCTCTACCAGGTACTTCCTCTCGTCCAGGAAGTAATTTTCCAATTTGCTGTCCCCCATATACAACATCTCCACTATTAACTGTGGCAATAATATGCTTATATTTTGTGTAAACACCGTTTCCATGATCTATAGTAATAATATTATCTGGACCTTCTAATCCTGGTTCTACAGTAACAGTACCAGTTTTCCAAGCAACCACTGGACTATTTCCGGGAAGTCCTCCTATGTCTTGTCCACTATGTCCACCATCATAGTTTCTATCAGATCCATATTCTCCTCCAGGAACACCTACTGCAGCAGTAGATAAAATCCCTCCAGGAAGAGGGAAAAATGAATCCTTATCTACTGGTCCGGTATATGGATTTGTTGATGGTGGGGGGGGATTTGGTGGTCCACCTTCACTCATATCCGTTATTTCTTTTGGAGATTTAAAATTCTTAGAAAACTCTTCGAATTTATTCACAACTCGTTCATAACCAACTAAAGTTTTTGAGAACGAAAGTCCCACTTCACCTCCATCTTTCTTTTTAGACAATTCCTTTTGCTTTTTAGTTTGCTCTTCTAACTTTGTTTGGATCCCCTTCTTTTTCTTTGCTTCATTCTCACTCATTCCTGTGATGTCACGGGCAAAATTAACAAGATCTAAAGTCATCGAAGCAAGTCCTAGGAAAGGAGTCGCAACTAATCCAATTCCAGTTGCTGCAGATGCAGCCGCAGCAGCATCTAAAGCAGCAGATGCTCCAGCAATTCTTGATCCAGTAATGTCACCTTCATTTGCTCTCATCTTGGCATCAACAGCACCAAGAACTGCACCAACACCAGGTATAATAGACTTTCCTAATCTACCAAATGCTTTTGCAACTCTTCCTCCTCCACTCGCAGTTGCAGTAGAACTTGCTGCCTTCTGGGATTTTTTGAGAGCATCTGATCCAAATCTATTTTTAAATGCCTTATCACCATAACGACTTAAGTATCTTTCTTGTGCCCCTTGACTTACTCTTCTTCCAGTAACATCGAATCCTCTCCTCAATTTATTTCTACCCAAAATTTTATCCATTCCCACACTGACCCCAGCACCTATCAAACTTGGTCCTGCTACCATTCCAGCAGCAACTAATCCAGGACCAAGTGCTCCCAACAAATCTCCCGAAGCAATTTTCTCAAAACTTTTAAACGCTGCAAGTGCTCCAATTGCCTTGAATGGATCTTTAGAGGCATCAGGTGCGAAGAAAGATCCTGCAAATTTTTTAATGCTTGGAAGTTTAATTTTCCTTTTAGATGCCTTTCTTCTTTTTTCTTCTTCTGCCCTTTCAATTGAATCTAGTCTTCTTTTATATCTTCTCAATACAGATAACTGTGTTCTTTTTTGATAACTATTGTTCTCAAAAAGTCTTCTTAGTTTTCTTGAATTTTTATTTAAATCGTCAAGAGACTTCTGAAGATTTTCTATATTAGAAACTCTTGTGACAATTTTTGGTTGTTTTGGTCGTACTTTTACTACGGTCTCTTCCATATTATGCTAACACCTGAAGATATGAGGTTGTGCTATCTCTAAACACATTATCACTACGTCTAGTTGAAACGGAATATGATGGATTTCCACCATTATCTGCCATTGACTTTGCAGGTCGTGATTGCTTTGGAGGTAATCCTAATGCAATTAAATTTGGAGTTGATTGTACAGATCTGGCAACATCTTTGGATGGAGGAGGAACAAGTCTTACATTTGATTGAGATCCATTTGGATCGACTGGTTCAGGTTCTGATGCTGCTTGTGCCGATGGTGTCGGTGGAGGAGAATTCTTTGGTTCCACAACTTCAATAGTAGCATTTCTTAGAACTCCAGTTCCAATACCACCAAGAGCTCTCATAGCACCTTCACTTAAATCCAAAGATCTGTCTCCAACAAAAGGTCCTCTATCAGTAACTCTAACAACAACAGATTTATTATTATCTTTGTTTGTGACCCTTAATAATGTTCCGAATGGTAAAGTTTTATGTGCTGCTGTCATCTCATCTGGATCAAAAATAGTCCCACTTGCTGTTTCATTTCCTTCAAATCCTGGACCATAATAACTAATTCCTCCAGCAACATCTACAGTTTGTCCTGTGGCATTTACATCTTGAGGAACATCGGTTGATAATTGATCTACAGAAGGTTGAGGTCCTGGAAGAGTGGGAGGATTAGGTCTTCCGGAACCTTTAGTCTTTGATGGTTGAACTTCTTTCTGTTTCTTCAATAAAAAGTCAAGTGCCTTTTCAAACTTTTGATTCAATGCTTCAAACTTTTTCAATGCACTATCAGGTATAGCACCTAATGCTTGAGGTTGAGTTGACTCTTTCTGTTGAGTTTCGAGTTCATCTAATCTTGTTTGAATAGCAGAATCTGGTGCAGAAGTATCTTGTTCTCCTCCACCCTTTCCTAACATCCCACTTCCAAGTGCTAATGCTCCAGCAGTTAAACCTGCGATTGCTCCAAACTTACCCAGTTTAGGCATTCCTGCAGCAGCAGTCCCAACTCCTCTTGCCGCAGATACTCCACCCCTGGCAACAGGACCTCTCCTAGAAGCACCAAGTAGTCCCCCAATAACTTTTTTGCCTATCATTCCTGCAATCAATCCACCAATAGCAGGAAGATAAGTGGCACCAATTCCCAATAAATTTCCAAAAGCATCTAATGGTCTGCCATTTATAAGGGATTCGATCATATTGAAGAGTGCCAATGCACGAATTGCCCCACCAGCACCAGTAAAGAACCCACCAATGTATTTTTTAACTATACCAGAAACATCTACCTTACTGCTTCCAAGTTCAGTCTTACCAATCTTTCTTCCACGATTTGCAACTCTCTTTCTATATTCATCAACTTCCTTCTTATTCTCTGCCTTTGTATTTGCAATATCTTCCGCAATCTTAGTAAGTGCTGCTTCAAGATTATCGTTAGTTTGATCTATTGATAATGCTAATCTTCCAAGAGCAGATACAATTCTCTTTGAACCACCAATTCCTTCTTCAGTTTCTTGTGCCTGTAATTGTGGTTTTGATATTGCCTCCACAACTTCTTGAGGTGCTGCTCTCTTTGGAATAATTCCAGGCAACTTTGTAACTTTTAATTTTGCTTTTGTTCCTGGTCTAAAACTCGTGGCACCAGAAACAAATGATTTTGCCTTTTGCTTCTTCTCTTCAGATTGTTCTAATGCTGCCTTTTCTTTTTCCTGCTGTTGTTGAAGTAACTTAAGTCTTACATCTTCTTCATCATTAATTCTCTTAATAGTAATTTCGGCAAGATCGTAGAAACGAATAAGGTAATCGCAAGCCTCAACGAGGTTTCTGTTTAATTCTGGTTCTTTATGAAATATACCCGTACCTTCTGCTTCTTTGTAGTTAGAAAGTGAATAACCGAAAAATCTTAAATGTTGTATTGCAGTATCATAATCTTTATTTGTTGCATATAAATATCCAACCTGCATCAAGAATTCAGTATCTCTATCTAAAAACTTATCTAAATTCTCATAAGTAGTTCCCCTATTCTTTGGAGGTGGGGACAAATGGAAACCAGGAGGAACTAACTTTTCAAGTTCCTCTCTTATTCTTTGTTTTTTAATTTGAATAAGATCCTTGGTTTCCATTTAGAGACTCTGTTTTTTTGATGCCTTCTCTTCTTCTTCCTTGATGTGTTGCTCAAGAAGAGTTAAATAAATTTCTCTCTCCCAGGGTATCATATTTTCTATCTCAGTCAATGAATATTTATGATACTGCATTAGGGCAAAATTAATTCGATAAAATGATTCTAAGTCTTCATGACTCATCATTATCCGAAAAAACTTGATAACCCTTCTAGGACAATCTCGTTTTCAACTTTTGTTTTTGGATTAATTATAGTCATAGTGTGAGATAACTTGGGCATAGTATCAAAGAACTGCTCAATACCTTTAAATTGATTTGAATCCATAGACTCTAACCAACCGATTAATTCCTTCTTACTCACATCACTGGACGACCAGGACTCATCCTTAGTGTATACCATATCAACACATGAAGCAACAACCTCAAAGGACTTATCAATAACTTCCTTACTATTGTTCTGGGAACCAAAATCAAAATTATTATCAATAAACTCTTGGAGTGAAGGATACTTCATTTTTACAGTGATGTTATCATCAATCTTAACTTCAGAACTGTGCCCCTCTGGAATCAGCACATTAATTTCATCGATACTTACCCTAACATCAACTTGAGTTTCATTATCGTCTGGGCAAGTAATTGTCAGTTCAACAGATTCTCCCACAGACTTTGCACGAATGTTCAAGAACAAATATTCAATATCGAAACTTGGAAGAGATTCAATTTTAATTCCTCTTGTTATAATACAATCTTTAAGAGTGGTTTTAACTGCATTTGTAATCTCATCTTGATTGCCACTCTCCATTGCAAGAATAAGAATTTTCTCTTCTTTAACTAAAAATGGACGATACTTAATTGTCTTTTTTGTAGATGGCAAAATCAACTCATAACTTGGAGTTGCAATTTTTGGTAAAGGCATTTTGAAATATACAATTCAGGTTTAAGTATTTAGATCTATTTTAAGATACAGGATTTTCTATTTTATCTACTTTTCGTGGATTATTTCCAACCTCACTTCTCAGTTCAATATCATAATAGTCATAATTAAACGTCACTGTTGTTCTGAGTACATCAGGTTGTCCATATGATACTGGAACTGAAATTAAATTGGAAGGATAAGCATTTTTTAAAGTATATTTTATTTGTTGCTTTGGTTCTATTAATGATCCGGCATTTCCCGGATCCTTCAATCTATTTCCCCCAGTTTTATTATCTCCAGTTCTAAATTCCCTTTCATATTTTGTTATGATTACGTCAGTTTCATAATATTTTGGATAATTAAATCTAAAATTATTTTGACCATTGCTAATAAGACTAAACCATCTTTCGAAATATTCAAGAACATTGTATTGAATATCAACATAAAAACTTACATCTACCGGAGGATAAACTCTTTTAGTCGGATATTGTTCCGTTATCCCTTGCCTATCACCAAACACTTGCCCCAACTCAAAAGATGAACCGGGAATAACCGCTTCATATGCGGAGAAGTTTACAATGTCATTATCTGCAGCTCCAAAGTTCGCATCAATAAATACGTCAAATGTACTGGTGAGTGACGGTTTAAATTTTCGCAATAACTCATCAGTGCTATAGAAAAGTCTTCTTGCTGGCATCTAAATAATTGGAAGTGTGTATAATATATGTATGTCCTATAAGGGAATATTCAAACCATCATTCCCAGAAAAGTACATTGGTGACTATAAAAATATAATTTATAGATCATTATGGGAACTTAAATTTATGAACTACTGTGATAAAAATGAAAATATCCTAAAGTGGTCCTCTGAAGAAATACATATTCCATATATTTCTCCGATTGATAATAGAGTTCATAGATACTATCCAGACTTTTTTATAAAGTATAAAGATGCTGATGGATGTATCAAAGAAAGTTTAATTGAAATCAAACCAAAAAGACAAGTAAAAGAACCAAAGGTTGGTAAAAAAATCACC